CTATTCTTCACCACCAATCAAATCTATATACCAGGATATTAATTCATATAATTTTTGCTCATGTTTTTTCTGTAATAATAAACTTTTATTTTTTTTCAAAATATTTGCTATTTTAGGCATATCTTTTTCAATATCAAAACTAAAACTAGTATGTTTAGTATTATTGCCAAATAATAATTCACGAACAGAATCTTTATCATTAAAATTAATTTTTGTATCAATATTATTTGCTACCCATGTATTAGTAAGGGTATTTATAATATATTCTTGCTCATCTTCATTTAAAGAAGATGTGTTATCTTCAAATGAATAATTAGATTTAATATAACCTAAAACTTCTAACATCTCTTCATATTTTATATCTAATGCATCTGCTAATTTTTTTAATATTTTTAAATTTGGACTTATCCTTTGACCTTTTTCTAATTTACTTATTTCTGAGTTACTAATACCTGTAATATGAGCCAGTTGCCTTTGAGAATAACCTTTATCTTCTCTAGCACTTATAAGCATATCAGCTAGTATTTCTCTATTTGATAGTTCCATAATTTCCTCCTATAAAAAAATATTTTTTTATATTTTAATGTATCTCTAACGTATTATATTATATCGCATTTGTTTGCATATGTAAACAAAATCAAAATTTTGTTGACGATTAAAGACACGAATAGTATAATATAGACAAATGGAAACACTTATAAAGGAGGCGGAAACACTTGCAAGAATATGTTACGGTAAAAGAAGCTTCAGAAATTTTAGGGGTAAGCAAGAGAACTATTTATAGAAAAATAAAAAAAGGTATTATTCCTTGTAAAAAAATTGGTTCTAAAATTATTCGAATACCAAGTAATTATTTAAAGATAAATTAAGGAGGGTACTTATGGAATATTTATATACAGTAGATGAAACTGCTAAATTATTAAAAGTAAATAGAAATATGGTGTACGATTTGATAAATACAGGACATCTTAGAGCAATAAAATTAGGCAGAAAAAAAATACCTGCCTTTGAAATTGAAAGATTTCTAAAACAATACATAGGAAAAGATATGTCAGACCTGAATAGGGTAGAAGATTTGAAAACAAAAGAAACTGCGTAAATAGTACAAGCTTTAAAATAACATAGATTTAAATGATTAATAAAAAAAAGAAATTGGAGGAGTTTTAAAGATGGCAATATTTAGACCAATTCATACAAGCTTTTGGACAGATCCCAAGGTATTAGAGGAAATGACTCCAGAGGATAAATTCTTTTTTTTATATTTACTAAGTAATGCAAATACATCACAAATAGGAATTTATCAAATAACTCAAAAGCAAATGGCTTTTGAGATGGGATATAGTATTGAAGCAATTAATAGTCTAATGGATAGATTTATTAATAATCATAACTTAATTAGATACAATTCTAAAACTAGAGAAATTGCAATAAAAAATTGGGGAAAATATAACTTTATAAGAGGAGGTAAACCAGTAGAGGATTGTGTAAAAAAACAGTTAGGAGAAGTTAAAGATAAAAGTTTGATAGAGTATATAGCTATAAGGGTAGAAAATATCAAGATAAAAGAGCTATATTTTAATTTTATAAACGATATGTCCTCGTTACGTGAGCGTAATGAGGACAATAATAATAACAATAAAAATAATAATAACAATAAAAATAATAATAACAATAAAAATAATAACAATAATATAGATAATTCATATATTAGTTTTTTTAATAATAATTTTCACTTGATTACAGCATATGAATCAGAAATATTAAAAAGTTATGAAAATGATGGAATAGAAATAGATGCTATTACAATAGCTTTAGAAAAGGCAGTAGAAAGTAATGTTAGAGATATTAGATATGTGAAGAAAATTTTAAATACATGGCTAGATAATAATATTAAAACTGTTAAAGAGGTTAGAGCTTTTGATGAGGAATTTAAAAGAAAACAACAAGAAAAAGAAAATAAAAAAATAATTATCCATAAAAAAGAGGACAGGTTTAATGATTGTGACCAAAGAAACTATTCTAAAAAAGATTTAAATGAATTAGAAAAAAAGTTATTAGGATGGAATTAATAAAATGAAGAGTTATAAAATCAAAATTGATGAGGCTATTGAAAAAATAGTTGAAATGTATTTTTGCAATATCCCATTAAAACAAGCTATAAGTTATGTTTCAAAGTTTCATAAGATTGAAGAAGAATAGTTTACAATTTGAAATAAAAGTAAAGGAGATTAAATATGACAGAGGAGCAACTAAGAAAAGGTCAAGAATTAGCTTTGAAAATTGGTAAATTAAAATCTTTGATAATAATACTAAAAAATCCATATCACAACCATATTACAGGTGTTGATTTTACTGGAAACAAAGAAAATAAATACAATTATCATTTAGAAGATGATTTAAAAGAATTAATTATTAATAATATTTTTGAAAAGATTAAAAAATTAGAAGATGAATTTGCGGAAATATAGATTGTAAATATATTATGAGTACGTATTTTGAAATTAGTTCGTGATTTGAAATTATTGTGAAGGAGTGAATTTCGTGGAATGGTGGTTAATAAAGAATAAAATTAAAGAGATATTGGGTATTAAAAATAGAATGTATAAATGTCAATATTGTGGTGTGTATATGTATCGTAAGGTTACTATAAAAGCACTTCCACCAGTTGAAAATGCGGAATTAAATTTTTGTTGTGAAGGGTGTAAAGAACTCTATATTGATAGTTTATTACCGCCACAAGCAAGAAAGAATCTAAGTATAAAGAAAGGGGTAAAACATAACTAAATCCTGGTAGACCAGGTTACTGCATATGCGAAGTGTTGCAGGTAAAAATTGTACACATGGTATTCCGTACAAGTAAGATTTTCCACTACGAGATTATTTATGTAGTGGTAGTTATGAAAGTATGCTGGATTTCAGCGGGAGTATCCAGTTTTATTGCTGGATATTTAATAAAAGATACAGTAGATAAATTTATATATACACATATAGAAGATCAACATGAGGATTCATTAAGGTTTATAAAAGATTGTGAAAAAGCTTTAGGAAAACCAATAGAAATTTTACAAAGTCAATATAAGTCAGTTAGCAATGTAATTCAAACTTTTAGATTTATTAATGGTCCTTATGGAGCAAAATGCACAGATGTATTAAAGAAAAGAGTTCGTAAAGAGTGGGAATATGGAAAAGAAAATTTAACTTATGTTTGGGGATTCGATTGTTCCAAGAGAGAACGTAAAAGAGCAGAAAGAACATTGGAAACTATGGATAATTTTAGACATGAGTTTCCATTAATAGATAGGAACCTTACAAAAGAAGATTGCCACGGTATGCTTAAGCAGCTAGGAATAAAAAGGCCTAAAATGTATGACTTAGGATATAGAAATAATAATTGCATTGGATGTGTTAAGGGTGGCATGGGCTACTGGAATAAAATAAGAATAGATTTTCCAGAAGTGTTTGCTACTAGGGCAAAGCGAGAGCGAGAAATTGGTCATACGTGCATAAAAGGGATTTACTTAGATGAATTAGACCCTAATGCTGGAAGAATCGAAAGTGAAGTTATGGAAGAATGCAGTATTATGTGCCAGTTAGCTAATAGTTGGTAAGTCACAATTCAAATATTGGAGGATTAAAAATGTGCAAAGAAAAATGGAGCTGCTATGATTGCATTTGGGCAACCGACAAATGTAAAAATGAAGATAGTGACCAATATAATAAATTTTTAAAAGATATTGAAAAGTGTAACTTCACAGGAGAGTGTGATAATTCATTAGGTTGTTCATGGAGAAATTTAGGAAAAGAAATTTAGTTAGATTATATTTTAAATATATTACAAGGGAGTGATAATTTGAAAAATAATACTTGGAAAGTAACAGTTATACAAGGTGCTGAAAATTTATTTGAGCAATTATGCGAAGAAAATAATATAAAATACAGTCCATATCCTAAACCATTTGAAAATATTTATAGTGTAGAATGTGAAAAAGAAAAGTTAGAACATATTGGATATTGTATATTTACACTTGAAGAAATGCCAGAGATAACTTTAAGTTAAATCACAATTCAAATAGAAAGAGAAGAAGATAAATGTTATATAAAGAGGATTTTGAATCTTTAAAGTTATTAGCAGAGAACATCCAGACTTATGCTGAATTAAATAAAAAAGATGTTGTAAAAGAACTAATAAAGGAAATGAGAGAACAGTTAAATATAATTGAAAAGTTTTATAACTAATTTAAAATTCAAAGAAAATATAAGGGAAGTGAAGATTTGTCGTTAGAGCTTAAAGTAGTAATTTGTTTTATATTTATATATTTATCAATTGGAATAATACAATTAGATAAAAGAGTAAAAAATTTAGAAAAAGTAGTTAAGCACCACATTATAGATAAATAGAACAATTCAAAAATTGGAGGGTATATAAATGAAGTTATCACAAGTTATAAAAGAATTAGAAGATAAAGGTGGAATAAAAGATTATTATTTACACCGAGAATATGATACTGGGGAATTGGAATTAAATATTGAGTTTGATAATAACATTGCAGATAAAATATTAAAAGAAAATAATATAAAAGAAATAGAATCAAGTGCATTTTGGGAGTAAAATAACAATTCACAATACAAATAAATTAGGAAGGATAGTGAAATATATGGGAGATAAAGAGTTTGATATTAAAAAATTATTTGCTGAGCCAAAGTTTGAGGTAGATGCTCAAAAATATATTAGTAGATATAAAAAACTTTTAAATGATATTCAAAGCTATATTAATAATCTTGAGGTAAAGATACAAAACGAGACTGGAATTGCTGTTTTTGGGTTAACATCAGAATTAATACTAGCTGAATATCAAAAAGAATTGATAAAGCAAGTTATGAACAATTTTAATTTTTATAGTAAATAACATTAATAAGAAGAAATAGAAAAGAGGATAAAGTTTTTAATATCACATTGCAAATAGTATATGAAGGGAGTTTAAATTATGGAATATATAAAAGAAGTTAATATAAATGAGGCAGTAGTTCATATATTGGACAACAATAGTGAGGAACCAGTGTTAAATGAATATAAATTAAGATTGGATGATGAATGTTATAAATATATATTAAAACTTATAGATAAATGTTTAAAGGATGAATGTTTAAGATATGCAAAATTTAATGAAGGGGAAAATATAATAAAGGAAATTTCACAGGAATATTTAAATGGTCAAAATGATTTATTAGATGTTTCTAAAGAACTGGCTAGACAACTTTTTATATTGATGAAAGGTAATGATAATATATCTTCTTGCGATTTAATGATAGTTTCTATATCAACAGAATATGGCCCAATGCTAGCTATATTAAAAATGGATTATGTTAAGAATTATATTCATGTAGTTGATATGGTAGGGGATAAAGTAGGCATAGATATAGTCCCAGAGCTTACAGGATTGCCTGCCAGTGCTCAGAAGATAGAAAAGTGTGCATTTATAAAACCTATAAGAGAAAATCAAGAATTTAATTTGATGGTTATAGATAAGCAGAAAAAAACTAAAGATAGTAAAGAATATGGTTCAAACTATTTTATAAGTAAATATTTAGGTTGTAAGATAGTAGAGAATGAAAGAGATTCTACAAAAGCATTTGTACAAGCTACGGAAAAGTGGTCTAAAACCAATTTGAATGAAGATGCAGCAACATCAGAAAAAATAATAAGAACAGTAGGAAAACTCTTGAAAGAAAAAGATACTATAGACATAGAAGAAGTTTCTAATGATATATTTGGGGAAAATTTAGATGCTAAATTAAATTATGAGGGATTTATTGCAGAACAGGGTATAAAAGAAAGAATAGATGTAGATAAAGAATGGGTAGATAAAAAATTTAAAAGAGTAAGAATAAAGATAGATAGGGATATAGATTTATATATAGATGAAAAATCTTATCATGATGAATCAAGGTTTCAAGTTAAAAGAGTAGGGGATGGATCAGTAAATATAACAATTAAAAATGTTTATAATTATATGCAAAAGATAAGTGGAAAATAATAATATAAATTAAAACTAAATAGGTGTAAGGATTAAAATGTATATTCTTGCACCTTAACTGTATTAGTGTATTATTACAATGATATATAGCGGAGGGTAATTATGGAGATTATATCAGGATATATTAAATTCGGAAAACAAATTAGTATGTTTGACTTAATTAAAAATAAGGATAATGAAAAACAATTCAAAACTTCTGACAAATCTGTAAACAAATATTTAAAGAAAAGCAGTACAAGAACAAATAAAAAAATATTTTAAAAGGGAGAATTGCTATGGTTAAAATGAGAGGGGAAGTAAAAGTATTTATATTACCGTATAAAGATTTTAAGCATAGAATTAGACTTACTAAGTATTATGAAAAAGATTATAGCATAGAAAACATGAGCGGTTATTTATATATGGTTAGGAGGAAAAAGCGTGTTTAAGAGAGGAGAGTATTCAATCAAAGAGGAAAACTTCATAAAAGATAATTATTTAAAAATGAGCAATAAACAGCTTGCTAAAGAATTAAATAGAAATATTCAATCTATTAGTAATAAATTAATATCCTTAGGTTTATATAGATTTGATTTTAATAAAAAATTATCAATATCCACTCCAGATGAAGGGACCATTAAAATAAAAAATAAGTTTAAAGTTGATAAAGGACAAGCAAAATTAATTTATAAAAACTGGAGAAAAAATTATATAAAAAGTAGGGTGATATAAAATGCTAGAAACTATATTGGAAACTATAGCTATAGTTAGTGTGACCATGTTAATAGCAATTAGAAAAGTTAAGAAAGATAAGAATGTTTTATGTAATTACAATTGTGAAAATTGTAGAGAGCAAGATGTGTGTTGTATAAAAAAGGAGGGTAAGAATGAAAGAAACCTATAAAAATTTATTAGAGCTGATTAAAATAAATGAAAACATAAAGCACAATTGTGAAAGCAATTTAAGATTAATAGAGAGATTCTTATTAAAACAAGGGCCAAAAGGGTTTTCCAGTGGTACAAGTTATTTAGATGCTGATTGTATCCATGGGAGCAAAGGGGAAATGCATGTAGAAGACTATGGGAAACTAATGAATGAGTGCGAAAAACTTACAAATATGATTTTTTTACAAGATAGTATTTTGAAAGGACTTTATGAAACCAAAAAAAACATAGATGAGAAATTAAAGAATCTAGAGGGGATTAAGTATGACGTAGCTTACCTGAAGTTAGTTGAAGGATATAGTATACATGATATAGCCAGAAAGTTAAACATAAGTGAGAGTTATGCAATGAAAATAAGTGCTAAAATATAAGAGTGTAGTTTTTGTGAAGTTTTATTATGAAAAAGTGTGTTAAGATAGTAGTATAGAAAAAGCAGGGACTTATCGTACAAGGCAACTGCGAAAATAAAAAAATAAACATATTGTGTATGTACTAAAAGCACTTAAGGTAAATTAAAACCTTAAGTGCTTTTTATTTATGAAAGGATGTGAGGATATGCCAGGTACTTATACAAGCTATATATGTTGTAAATGTAAAAAAGAATTTGTTTTATTAAGTGAAGATGTAGAAATTTTAAAAGGATACTTGGTATGTCCTTACTGCACTAGTAGAAGAGTTAAAAAAGAAAGAATAAATGACATTTTAAAAGAATGTATGAAAGAAAAGGTATATAAGAGGGTACATGGAGCAATAAGGCAGGTGACGAGATGAAATGAATTTTGTCGAGCCTATAAGAGATACTCAAAAGGTAAGAGATATCCAGGAATATCTTAAAAGAACAAATGAAAGAAATTACATTCTCTTTATTACAGGAGTTTATACAGGATTAAGAATATCGGATATATTAAAACTTAAAGTGCAAGATGTTAAAGGTAAAAGGTTTATATACTTAAGGGAGAAAAAAACATCTAAGCAAAACATAATAGAGATTAATAAGCTTTTAGAAAAAGAATACAAGTGGTATTGCTCAGATAAAGAACTGGATGAATACTTAATTAAGAGTAGAGAGGGCGTAAATAAGGCGTTATCTAGAGTACAAGCTTATGGAATAATTAAGAATGTTGGAAAAGATTTTGGAATAGAGAATCTAGGGACACATACTTTAAGAAAAACTTTTGGGTATCATTATTATAAACAAAGAAAGGATATAGGAACTCTCATGAAAATGTTTAATCATAGTTCTCCATCAATCACATTAAGGTACATTGGAATAATTCAAGATGAAATGAATAAAGCCAGAAGAAACTTTACTATCTAAATCCTTTTAAAACTGTAAAGTTTAACATAATGAGCCTATGTTAAATTGATTTTTACTAAATTGTATTAAAGCATTGAAAAATAAATGCTTAAGATATATAAGAACAGTTTAACAGAATATTAGATATGTCAAGTTAGAGGTGGTAAAGTGACAGCTAGATTTAAAAGATATGAAGCTGATAAAGAAACTAGTAAGTTCTATAAGACTTATAAGTGGATAAAGAAAAGGAAGGAGGCTTTAATAAGAGATAACTTTGAGTGTCAAGAGTGTAAGAAACAAGGCAGGTTTAGACCAGCTGATTGTGTACATCACATAAAGGAATTAAAACAATACCCAGAGTTAGCACTTGACATTAATAACCTTACTAGCTTATGTAATAGATGCCATAACCTTAAACACGATAAGCATATCAGAAGTAAAAAAAATAAATTTATAAATGAAGAACGATGGTAAAACATAGCCCCCCATTAAAAAAAATCGAATTTTTTAATTTTTTTATAGACCGGGGGGTAGACACGACAAGATAGGAATTTTCACAATTCGCATAAGGGGGGTGCACCCTCAATAAAAACAGGGTGCATTTTAAAGGAAAAGAGGTGGTGAAAATGAATGAAAGGGAGAATTTAACTAAAAGTGAAAAAGCCTATGAAGATTATATTTCATGTATGACATATCAAAAAATTGCTGATAAATATGGAGTGTCAATTAATACAGTTAAATCATGGCAAAAAAGATATAAATGGACACGAACTCGCACACAAAAAAAGGGTGCATCAAAAAATAGTGTGCATAAGTTGGGAAATATTTTATTTGATGAAATAAAAAAGGACTTATTAAAGCAATTAGAATCAAATGGTACATATGGAAAACACTACGAAGATTTAATTAGTGATTATATGTCTCTATGGAATATTAAAAATAGACTTATAGAAGATATAAAAGAACGTGGTGTTTCTGTAGTTTGGAATAATGGAAAGCAGCATGGTATGAAAAAGAATGATAGTATTTCAGAATTAAATAAGACCAATGCACAGATGTTAAAAATATTAAGTGAATTAGGATTAAAACCAATTCCTCAAGAAGATGATTTTGATGATATTTAATCAATATATTGATGAATACATTGATTTAGTTGAAAGTAATAAAGTCGTAGCCAATGAAGATATAAAAAAAGCTATAACTTTAGTAAAAGAAAAATTATCACAGCCTAATGTAGTTATAAAATCAAAAATGATTGATAAGGCAATAGAGAAAATAGAAGAATATTTCAAGTTTAAATTATTACCTTGGGAAAGATTCATTATAGGGTTAATTCATTGTTATTATGATGATGATACTTTAGTTTGGGATACATTTTTCCTATACATGGGTAGAGGTGGAGGAAAGAATGGGTTTATTAGTGCAGTATCTTGGTATTTAACAACAAAATTTCATGGAATTAAACAATACAATGTAGATATTGTTGCTAATAGTGAAGATCAAGCTAAAACATCTTTTGAAGATGTATACAACATAATTGAAGATAATAAAAAACTTCAAAAGGCTTTTTATTATACTAAAGAAAAAATAGTATATAAAAAGACTAGATCCTATATAAAATATAATACTTCTAATGCAAGAACTAAAGATGGTTTAAGACCTGCTTGCATAATTTTTGATGAAATACATGAGTATCAAAATTATGACAATATAAAGGTATTTAAATCTGCTTTAGGTAAAAAGAAAAATTGTAGAACTTTTATGATAAGCACGGATGGATATGTTAGAGGTGGAGTTCTAGACGATTATTTAGAAACATCACATTTAATACTAGACGGTGAAAACAAAACTAGTAGAATGATGCCTTTACTTTATCATTTAGAAGATAAAGAAGAAGTTAAAGATAAATATTTATGGGAAAAAGCAAATCCGTCATTGAGATATTTTAAGGATTTACAAATTGTTATGAATCAAGAGTATATAGACATGGAATTTAATGTTCAGTTATATACAGAATTCATGACAAAAAGAATGAATGTACCAGAAGGCAATAAAGATGTTGAAGTAACTTCATGGGAAAATATACTTGCAACTAATCAAGAAATACCTGACTTAAGTGGATGTACTTGCTTAGGTGCTATAGATTATATGAAAACTACTGATTTTCTTTGTGCAGGATTACTTTTTAAATACAAAAATAAATATTATTGGTTATCTCATTCATGGGTATGTGAAAGTTGTAATGATTTAGGAAGAATTAAAGCACCACTTAAAGAGTGGGAGAAACAAGGATTTTTGACATTTGTAAAAGGAGTAGAAATACCACCAGATGTGCCAGCTATTTGGTTAGCACAGCAAGCACAAAAGTATAATGTTACTACTTTATGGATGGATAATTATAGATACACATTATTAGCCAAGGCATTAAAAAACGTTGGATTTGATACAGATAAAAAAGGAGCAAATAATATAAGACTTGCAAGACCATCTAATGAAATGTTAATTGCCCCAGTAGTTACAAGTGCATTTGCAAATCATAATATAGTTTGGGGAGATAATCCATTAATGAGATGGTATACAAATAATACTTGTATGATAACATCACAAGCAGGAAATATAACTTATGGAAAGATAGAGCCTAAAAGCAGAAAAACGGATGGATTTAAAGCGTTTATTGCAGCTATGTGTGGAAGTGTTGACTTAGAAGACAGTGGTGAAACTGTGGACTTTGATTTTGGAGTTTACACATATTAAAGTAGGTAAAGTAGAACATGCAACTAATGTTGATAAAAAATAAGATTAAAAGTCTAGTTCTTGATGAATTGAAAAAGAATTAAGGCTTTTTTATTTTGCATTTAAAGGTGGTGAGTGATTGAAAATAGTAGATTGGATAAGAAACTTTTTTGATAAAGATACAAATTCAATACAGATTACACAAGGATCTATTGCTACTTTAGAAGCACAACTTGCAATAGAAGAATTTGCTTTGACTTCAGCTATTAATTTAGTAGCAAGCACTATAAGTAAGTGTGAGATTAAAACATATTTAAAAAATAAAGAGATAAAATCAGACGAATATTATTTGTGGAATATAGAACCAAATAAAAATCAAAATTCAAGTCAGTTTATACAAGAGCTTATATCAAAACTACTTTATTGTAATGAATGCTTAGTAATAGAAGTTAATGGACAACTTATTATTGCAGATAGCTTTTATCAAAGTGAATATGCAATAGTTGAAAATTATTTTACTAATGTAAGCAAAGGAACAATGTCATTCAATAGAAATTTCAAAATGTCAGATGTTCTTTATTTTAAGCTTAGTAATACTGATATAAGACCATTGTTGAAAAATATTATGTATGGATATAACAAATTAATAAATATGGCTATAGGAAAATATAAACGTTCTGGTGGAAGAAAAGGAATATTGGATATTGATGCAACAGCGGCAGGGACTAATGATTTTCAAGCAAAGTTCCAGGATCTAATGGATAATAAGTTTAAAAAATATTTTGAAGCAGAAAATGCAGTATTGCCACTTCATAAAGGTTATAACTATCAGGAGCAAAATGGAGAAGGTAATAAGAAATCAACAAGCGAGATAGTCGATATTCAAAATTTAACTAAAGAAGCATTTGACAGGGCTGCACAAGCTTTAAAAATGCCACCATCACTTTTACGTGGAGATATAGCAGATATAGGAGCGATTACAGATAATTATTTAACGTTTTGTATTGATCCTATAGTTTCTATGTTGAAAGAAGAAATAAATAGAAAAAGATATGGCAAGGCTATATTTCTTTCTGGAACATACCTAGATATAGATACTACATGTATAAAACATTTAGATATATTTGCAGTGGCTGAAAAAGTAGATAAGTTACTTGCTAGTGGAATTTATAGTATTGATGAACTTAGAACTAAGTTAAGAGATACAACAATCAATTTAGATTGGAGTGAAAAGCATTGGATAACAAAAAATTATCAAGATATAAATAACTTGAAAGGAAGTGAGAATATTGAATAAAACAATGTTTTCTATAAAGCAACAAGCTAATAACCCTAAAACATTAGATTTATATATATATGATGATGTAGAAAGTGATAGTTATAATTGGTGGACAGGTGAAACTACAGAAAGTGAAACATCTGCTAATCACATAAAACAAGTATTAGAAGAAAATGTTGAAGCAGAGGAGATTAATATATACATCAATTCTTACGGTGGAGAAGTTAAGGAAGGATTAGGTATATATAATCAACTTAAACGTCATAAGGCGTGTAAGAATGTATATATTGATGGATTTGCATGCTCAATAGCGAGTGTTATAGCAATGGCAGGAGATAAGGTCATAATGGGCAGTAATACACTTATGATGATACATCATGCATCTATGGGATGTTATGGAAATGCAGAGGAACTGAGAAAGGCTGCTAATGATGTAGAAGTTATAGACCAGGCAAGTTGTAGTTCTTATTTAGCCAAGGCAGGGGATAAACTCACTGAGGAAAAACTTACTGAGTTGTTAGATAATCAAACATGGCTGAATGCTGAACAATGCTTACAATATGGACTATGTGATGAAATGGCAGGTAAAGAAGATGAAACAATAGCGAAGGCTAAACAAAGATTTAAACAATCTGTAAATTTAGAAATTAAGCAACATGAAAAATCAATAAAAGTACCTAAACAATATAAAGAAAATAAGACAAATGCTGAAAGATTAATGCAAATATTTAAAAAGAAAGAAGGAAAATAATATGACAATGAAAAGTAAAGATGTTTTAAAACAAGAATTAATGAATAATTTAAGCGAAGCTATGAAAAGTGAAGATGAAGGAGCAATTGCCCAAGCATTTACTAATTTTGCTGAAAATGTACAACAAAATATACTTGATGATGTTAAAGCATATCAAGAAACTTCAGATAAGGAAATTTTAGCTAAAAGGGGAGTACATCAACTAACTCAAAAAGAAACTAAATTTTATCAAGGAATTATTGATGCAATGAAGAATGAGAATCCTAGACAAGCATTTACTGGATTAGATGCATCTTTCCCTGAAACTGTAATTGATAATATAATGGAAGACATTAAAGCTAATCATCCGTTGCTAGATGTTATTAACTTTACCAATACATCAATATTAACTAAGATTCTTATTAATAAAAAAGGCATACAGCTTGCAACCTGGAGTCAATTAAACTCTGAAATAACTAAAGAATTAGAAGGCTCAATAGGGAAAATAGATTTAACTCTTTGTAAATTATCAGCATTTATGCCTGTAAGTAAAGACATGTTAGAAATAGGACCACAATGGATAGATGCATACGTAAGAGCTACTTTAAGTGAAGCAATTGCATATGCATTAGAAGAAGCTATAGTAAATGGTACTGGTAAAGATATGCCTATAGGAATGAATAGAGATGTATCTGATAATGTATCAGTTACAGGAGGAGAGTATCCTAAAAAAACAAAAGTATCAGTTACAAGTTTGGATCCAGTTTCTTATGGTGCTATTTTAGGGAAATTGGCTACAGGACCTAATGATAAAACAAGACCTGTTAGCAATGTCTTAATGATTGTAAACCCTAAAGATTATTTTACGAAGGTATTTCCAGCAACTACAGTAAGGATGACAGATGGGACATATAATCATGATGTTTTACCATTCCCAACTACTATAATTCAAAGTACTGGTGTTGAGGCAGGTGAATGTATTTTTGGTTTAGGAAGTAAATATTTCTTAGGTATAGGAGCAGGAACTACAGGGGGAAAAATTGAGTTTTCTGATGAATATAAATTTTTAGAAGATGAAAGAACTTATTTAACTAAGATGTATGGGAATGGTAGAGCATTAGATAATAATGCATTTGTACTTGCAGATATTACAGGTTTAAAAGCAGCAGTATTAGAGGTTTCAGTTAAAGAAGTTGAAGGTACAGTTAAAACTAAAGAACAGGCTTAATTCAGGTGGTATAAATGTTGGAAGAATTAAAGCAATACCTCAGAGAAGATGATAATGAAGATATTTTAAACAATCTATTAGAAAACGGACAAGCATATTTAAATGGATTAGCTGGGATAGAGTTAGATTTTAAATCTAATATCCTGGCTAGAAATCTTTTAATGGATTATTGTCGGTATAAATATAATAATGCTTCAGAGTATTTTTTAGAAAATTTTAGAGAAGATATATTAAGGCTTCAGATGGAGAGCGCGGTGATAGATAATGATAAGTAAAAAACAAACAATGAACAATTTATCACTTGTTTTTAATAAAAGAATTTCTATTTTAAAATTTAAAGATGTCAAAAATGAGATAGAAGATACAGAACAAAAATTAGTTGAAATTAAAAAATTATATGCATTCATAACAAGCCTTGCAAAAGGAGCTGAATATCTAGAAAACAAAAAAATACAACAAAAGTTGATTTATAAAATAATAATAAGAAAAACAAGTATAGAAATTAATCAAAGTATGTTTATAAAATACAAAGAGAAGTTATTCAATATAAAGGATATAGTAGATATAAATAGTCCTTATATAACTTTATTTGTAGAAGAAAAAGAATCAGAACAAAATAAATAATAAAGAAAGAGGGATAAGCATGAATATAGTAGATGAATTATTAAAAATGGATGGAGGAAAGATAGAAAAGATAGAAAAGGAATATAAAATAAAATTAAAAAAATTAGGTGGAAAAGAATTTGTATTTATAGTAAAAGAGGTAGATCCAGAATTGATTAGTGAATATCAAGAGAATTTAATTGATATGGATGGTAAAAATGTAGAGATTTCTGGAACATTTAATATGAAAGCTAATTTAATAGCTGAAAGTTGTGCTGATGTATTTAGAAGTGAAGAATTATTAAAAAAATTTAAATGTCCAACTCCAATAGAACTTATGAAAAAAATAATGACAGCTGGAGAAATAGAAAAGCTATATGATTTTGTACAAGATATAAATGGATTTACAGAGGAGAAAAAGAAAGATAAAAAAAAGAAATTAAAGAATTAATATATGCAGATCCAGAGATAAATACAGCATATTTCTTATTTAAATATAAAGATTGGAAACCAACAGACTATTATAATTGTAAATCTGGTGAAAGATTAATAATACAAAGCTTTATTGAAAAGCATGTAGAAGAAAAAAAGGAGCAATTAGAAAGAGAAAAAGAAGCATATGGAGAGATGTAAAATAATGAAGCATTTACTTAATTGTAGATGCTTTTAATATCTTTAAAATGGAGTGAGTATAAAGATGAAGAATATAGGTAAAACACCTAAACAACCAAGAAAAGAAATAAATGTGAAATTAAGTATAGATACGACAGGGTTTGAAAATAAATTAGACAGAATAGAAAGGAAGTTAGATATAATAAAAGCTAAATCAGATGCAATTGACTTTAGTAAAAATCTTAATATAGTAAAAAGAACTATAGATGAAATTGATATAAATAAAATATCAGAAGAATTAGTGAAAGCTTTAAGAAATACTATTAATAAAGTATCTATGTAAAAAGGTAAAAATAATAGATGCTGGGACGGTAGGTGAGAATAGGTAATGGAAATGAGTTTTGAAGGGTTAGCTACATTAAGAGAGGATTTTGAGTATATTAGAAATTACTTACCTTACGTAGAGGATGAGTTGTTAGAAAAGTCAGGGAAGAAGCTAAGGAAATATTGCAAGGATAGGACCCCTATAAAAGATCATAAAGGGAAACATGTTAAAAATAGTTATAAATTAAGTGAAGTAAAGCGTGAAAGTGATGCTAATTATATTGAAATGACAAATACGTCACCGCATTTTCATTTAGTTGAAAGAGGGCATAGACAAGTAAGTAAATCAGGTAGAGAAATAGGATTTATACCAGGTGTACACATGGTTGAAAGGGGTTCGGAAGAGTTTGATGCACAATTCCCAGCAGAAGTTGAAAAAATGTTAGATAAGATGTTAAAGAAGGTGAATGGGTGATAAGTATACTAGATATAAAGAAAATTATAAATTCTAAATTAAGTGATATAGAAAATGTGAAGGTATACGGTAATGAAGTTAAAGAAGGTTTTGAAAGACCTTCTTTTTTTGTTCAGCTTTTTATGGAGAATAATGATTTATTTTCTTATAGTGTTACTGAAAATTTTATAATAGTTGAGATAGTTTATTTTAGCAAAGAAAATACACAGTTAGATAATCTAAAAATGTATGAAAAACTTAAAAAAAGTTTTAGTTCACCTTTAGAATCAGACAATAGAAAAATTCTACCACAAAAAATTAGGGCAGATTTTAATGATGTTTTAAGCTTTAAATTTAATTTAAATTTTTATGATGATGCTTATATAGAAAAAGAAAAATTAGAACCAATAGATAATATTGAACTAGATATAAATATGAAAGGAAAGTGATATAAATGGGATTGCCAGAAATTAATATTACATTTAAATCCTTAGCTAAGAGTGCTATAACTAGAAGTAGCAGAGGAACAGTTGCACTTATACTAAAAGATACAGGAATATTTAATAATCCAATAAAAATTACAGATGCTACTAAAATTCCTGTAGGTTTAAATGATAATAATAAGGAACAAATTAAACTAGCACTAAAAGGTGGATACAATTCTACTAAAGAAGTGCTAGTTTTTATTGTTGGATTAGAAGGGAAAGTAGAGGATAGCTTTACATCTTTATTAAATTATAAATGGGATTATTTGTCTATTCCAGAAATAGAAAACCTAGATAAAGATACAGTTGCAACTTTTATCAAGAGTATAAGAGAAAATAAACACAAAAAAGTAAAAGTAGTATTACCAAATTGTAAAGGGGACAATCAATGTATAATCAACTTTACAGCAGATGAAATAAAAGTAGGAGATAAAACTTATACAACAGCTCAATATTGTGGAAGAATAGCAGGAATATTAGCAACAACTCCACTTAATATTAGTGCTACATATTTTGTATTGCAAGAAGTTGAATCTATAAAAGCTATAGAAGATGAGAATAAAGCCATAGATAATGGAGAACTCATACTAATTAATGATGGTGAGAAAGTTAAAATAGGCAGGGCGGTAAACTCCTTAACTACTTTAAAAGATGATATAAGTGAAGAATGGAAAAAAATTAAAATAGTAGATACCATGGATCTGATATATACAGATATAAGGAAAACATTTGAAGATGATTATATAGGAAAAGTAGCTAATGATCTTGATAATAAGATGGTGTTTATAACAACAGTAAATAGCTATTTAAAAAGTCTAGAACAAGAAAATTTATTAAATGCTGGCAAAAACTATACTTATTTAGACATGGAAACACAAAAATTATATATAGGCAGCAAGGGTATAGATATAGAAAACATGAAAGAAGATGAAATAAAAGAATATAATACAGGTTCAAAATTCTTCTTAGGTGGAAAAATTTCAATATTAGATGCTATGGAAGATTTAGATTTTGGAATGGAGGTTGAATAAGCATGGATAATTTTGAAGGTAAAAGAGTTATAAATGGTACCTTTGGATATGTATGGCTTGATGGTGAACAAATGAGTGAATGTACTAAATTGAATGCGAAAGTAAGCTTAAAGAAAACTGCTGTACCTATGTGTGGCAAACTAGCAGATGATTATAAAATAACAGGTGTAGAACAAAAAGGAAGTATGAAACTACAAAAAATTTCTTCTAAGATGACTAAAAAAATAGGAGAAGCTATTAAACAAGGCAAAACACCAAGTTTTACTATAATAAGCAAATTAGCTGATCCAGATAGTTTAGGAACAGAGAGGATAGCTTTGTATGGAGTTACAATGGAGGAAATAAATTTAATAGATTGGGAAAGAAAGAAAATGGCAGAGGAAACTATTAATTTTACTTTTCTTGATTTTGAGTTTTTAGAAACTATTTAGGTACTGAATTATTACAGTACCTTTTTTTATTCCCTTATTTTATATAGAAGGGAGGTAAATATATATAGCTAGGATTGTAGATTGTGTAATTAGATTAAGAGATCAGATGTCAGGAACATTAAGAACAATAGAAAGTAATGTGGCTGGATTTGATAGAAATCTTAATAATTTAGGAAAGAGTGCTGGTAAAATAGGAAGAAACCTTGGAAGTGTTGGGAGTAGCATAAGCAAGCTTGGAGACAAGATGAAAATGGCGGCTATTCCAATAGCTGCAGCAGGTATCGCAAGTGCTAAAATGGCTATGGATTTTGGGGAGAACATTGCGAATATTAATACTTTATTAGATGATCCTTCACATCTTGAAACATATAAAAGGCAAGTTCTTGATGTAAGCAGACAAACTGGAATGAGCTTAGATATAGTAGCTAAAGGTATGTATACGGCAGTGTCTTCTATTGGAGATGGAAAAGAAACACAAGCTATATTTAAAACTATGGCTAATGCAGCTAAAGCGGGTGGAGCAGAAGTAAATGACTCTGTTGCACTTATAAGTGCTGCAATGAAAGGGTATGGGAGTATAAATGATACTACTGCTAAAAAAATAAGTGATTTAGCCTTCCAAACTGCAAAGTTAGGTGTTACAACTTTCCCAGAAATGGCTAAGAGTATGCAACCCTTATTTCCTTTAGCTAAAAATTTAAATTTTAGCTATGAAGAATTATTTGGAACCATGGCTACACTAACTGGTGTTACAGGTAACACATCAGAAGTAAGTACACAACTAAAAGCAGTATTTTCTAACATGATGAAACCTACTAAGGAAATGTCAGCCTTAATGCAAAAATATGGTTTCAGCAATGCTCAGGCAATGGTTGAGAGTAAAGGATTAGCAGGTACAATAGATATCCTTAAAAAAGAGACTGGTGGTCAAGCTGATAAAATGAGTAAACTATTTTCTAGTACAGAAGCAGTTACAGCAATTATGGCACTAACAGGAGCTAATTATGATGATTTAATAAATAAAACTAAAGAAATGGAAAAGGCTACGGGATCAACCGATAAAGCTCTTGAAAAAATTAGTAGCACTACAAAAGATAAATTTAATAAATCTATAAATAATCTTAAAGTTACTATGGTTGAATTTGGAGAAATACTATTACCTATTGTAACTAAAATAACTGATGGGATAAATATGGTTGTAACTAAGCTTAATAATTTAACACCAGCACAGAAAGAGACTGTTATTGAACTTGGATTATTCATAATTAAAGCTACTGCTTTTGTGGTTATATTAGGGAAAGTTACTAGCAAAGTAGGTAGTACATTAAAATCTTTTAATAAATTCACAAAATCTGTTAAGGACGCTGGAGGTATACTAAAATGGATAACTAGTCCAGCACACTTAGTAGTATTAGCTATTACTGCAATTTTGATTGTGTTAGCGCTATTAATAATTCATTGGAAAGATGTATGCGAATTTACAAAAAAGGCAAAAGCAAAGCTTATTGAATTAAAAGAACAGGCGCTAGATAAACTAAAAAATATATTAGATACTGTTAAAGAAAAATGGAAAAAACTAAATGAGAAAATAAATGTTTTTAAAGAAGCACTTAAAGAAGCTGAACCACAAATAAAATCTGTTGCTAAAGTATTAGGCGCAGTTTTTGGACCTGCATTAGTAAAAACAGGAGTACAAGCTGGAATCGCAGGTGGAAAAATTGCAGGACAATTTGTAGTTTCTATTGTTAAAACGGGAACACAAGCTGTAATAAATGGAGCGAAATTAACAGGAAGTTTTATTGCTTCTATAATTAAAACAGGAGCACAAGCTGTAATTGCAGGAGCAAAATTAACAGGAAGCTTTATTGTTTCTATAATTAAAACAGGAGCCCAAGCCGCAAAAACTGCAGCAATTATAACAGGAAAATTAATAGTGGCTATAATTAAGTATGCTTTAGAAGGATGGAAAACAGTTGCAAGTATTACAGCACAAACGATAGCGTGGATAGTTCAAAAAGCAATTGTAGCAGCACATACAATTGGGTTAATAGCACTTAAAGTTGCACAGATTGGACTTACAGGAGCAACAACAGTGTTAACAGGAGCAGTAAATTTATTAAATTTAGCTTTTGTAGCAACTCCTATCGGTTGGATCGTCTTAGGTATTGCAGGTATTATTGCAGCCGTTGTTTTATTGTATAAAGCATGGAAAGAAAACTGGGGCGGGATACAAGAAAAAACTAAAGCAGTTATAGATAAAATAAAAGAATGGTGGAATAATTTAAAGGAATTTTTTAAGCATCCAATAAAAGGAACTGTTGAATTAGCTAAAAAAGGCGCTGCATGGGTACAGGAAAAAGTAAGTGGTAGCCATGCCACTGGATTGCAAAGAGTTCCATATGATGGATATGTTGCCGAGTTGCATGAAGATGAGCGCATACTTACTAAGCAACAAGCTAGAGAATTGGAACGAGGAAAAGGTAGTAATGGAATTAATATTAATATAGATAAGATGGAAGTTAGAAATGATTCAGATATAGAAAGAGTTGCAGAAGCTTTGGCAAGAAAACTAAATATATATCAAGCAAATTTAGCTTAAGAGGGTTATTCCCTCTTATTTTAGTTAGGAGGGAAGAAATGAATAATTGGACAGAAGCATTAGAATTTTATTTAAAAACACCTTATGAGGTAATACAATTTCCAGTTGCTCCACAGGAATTTAATGTTGATTTCCCAAGTTTAAATAAGACTATAAATGTATTAAATTTTGGAGAAGTACCAATTTTAGGAGCAAATGCTCTACGCACATGGACTATAAGCAGTTTTTTCCCAGCACAAGAATATAGTTTTTGTCAATGCAAACCGAAAGAGCCTATGTGGTATTGTAAGTTAATAGATAATCTGAAATATCAAAAAACCCCATGTAGATTTATAGTAGCAACAACTAGATTAAATAACGCTTGTAGTATAGAAGAATTTAATTGGGGAGTTAAAGATGGGACTAGAGATATATATTTTACTTTAAGTTTTAAAGAACATAAAGTTGTAGGTCAAAAGAGAGTAGTTGTTATATGATTAGAATATATAAAAATTATAATGGGAAAACAAGTGAAATAACTAACTTTTGTATAAGTGTAACATTAAGCGGCAGTTTAACAGAAGTAAGCAGGAAATTGGAATGTACATGTTTTTATAAAATTTGGGATAATAATCATGTCAATGAACAAATAGGACCTATAACAAAAGTTTGGGTAGTATTAGATAATAAAGAAATTTTTAAGGGGGTTGTAATAGATAGAAGTATACACAGTGATGAAACATTAACATTTACTGCTTTTGATTATGCTTTTTATCTTGTTAAAAATAAAGTCACTTATAATTTTAAGAATATTACAGCCAACAACGCGACTAAAAAAATACTATCTGAAATTGGAGTACAAGCTGGATCGATAGCTAGTAGTAATATAAAAATTAATCGCTTGATAGCTCAAAAGACTGTTTATGATTCAATTATGGAATTATATACACAATTAAGTAAACAAACAAGAAAACAATATTATATATATATGACAGGACTTAAGGTTAATATAGGAGAGTTAGGAAAGAATGTATCTAGTAAAGCAATAAAGCCTACATCTGATTATTCCCATAGTGATAGTAATATGCTAAGTTTTGAATATAAGGACACTATGAATAACATGATAAATAGAGTGAAGATATATGACGATAAAAATGGCTATATAGGTAAAGTGGAAAATACCAGCATGATTAAAACATATGGAGTATTGCAAGATAACTATGTAAAAGAAGAAGATAAAAACGCTAATATAGTAGCTAGAAATATGTTACATGGATTAGATAGAGAGTTTAGTTGTAGTACAATAGGAGATTATAATTATAGGACAGGATATGCTGTTAATGTAAGATTATTTGCTATAAGTAATTTAACAAATGCAAAAATGTATATAATTGGAGATAGCCATACATGGAATGTTGAAACTGGAACATATACTACAGATCTAAGTTTATCTTATATAAATAAAATGGATGTTAAAGAGGATTAAGAGGAGGCAAAATGAATAACCCATATTTAACCTTATTACAGATAATGAAGAAACAAGGGACTCAAGAAACACCTTCTATTACTTTAGGAAAAGTTATAAATTCTACAACAATACAAGTGGGAGAGTTACAGTTAACTAAGGATAATTTACTAATAAATAAAGATATTACATTAAATAGTGGGGATACAGTAGCAGTATATCCTATAAATAATGAGCAAATATATATTGTATTATGTAAGGTGGTGTAATTATGAGTATATTTCCAGAGGATACAATAGAAAATACAGAAGAAATAAATGAAACTTTACATAAAGAAGAACTGAAATTATATAAAGAATATGCTATAGATTTTAATACAGGACAATTTTTATATGATGATACAGGTAAGAATATTATAGTAGAAAAAAATGAAGCAATTAAAATATGGATATGGAAGGCGCTGCAGACAAGTAGAAATAGATATCTAATCTATAGTAGTAACTATGGAAATGACTTCGAAACCATAATAGGAAAGGGATATAATAAAAATTTAATTAATAGTGAATTAGAAAGATTAATTGAAGAGTGTCTACTAGCTAATCCGTATATAACAGAAATATTAGAAATTAATACAGATTTTAAAGGCAGTAAGCTATATATTTATGTAACAGTTAAAACTGTTTATGGGATGGTGAATGTAGATGTATGAAGAAACCAGAGAAGATATATTAAATAGAATGAAGAATAATACAAATGATGAACTTAATAAAGGAGAAGGGACATATATACATGATAATTTGACACCAGTTTCTATAGAATTAGAAAAAGAGAATATTAAATTAAATGATGTATTAAATAAAGTGTTTATAGAAAAAGCTCTAGAAAATGGATATGAAGATGAAGTAATTGCTAGATGTGCCGAAATGGGTATATATAGGAAGGGAGGGAAAAAAGCTACTAATGTAATAACCATTATAGGTGCAGAAGGTACTATAATTGAAAAAGGATTCTTAGTGCAAACAAAAAGCAATATACAATTTAAAGCCATAGAAGAAAAGGTAATCCCAGATGTTGGAGTGATAGATATACCAATACAAGCTTTAGAAGTTGGAAGTAGATACAATGTAAAGGTTAATACTATAGTAGAAATGCCTATACAAATAGTAGGTGTAACAGAAGTTACAAATAAAAATAATATTACTAATGGTATAGACATAGAGCCTATAGAAGATTTATATAAAAGATATAAAGTAAAAGTAACTACTCCAGCAACAAGCGGAAACAAGTATCATTATTATTTATGGGCTATGGAGGTACAAGGGGTAGGAGATTGCATTGTAAAACCTTTATGGAGTGGAAATGGAACAGTAAAAGTAATTTTAATAGACAGCAATAAGAAAAAGCCTAATGAAGAAATCATAAAAAATGTTAAAGAGCATATAGAGGAAGTTAGACCAATTGGAGCTAATGTTACAGTTGTAGGTATAGAAGAAAGTAATATAAATATTAACGTTAATATACAGATAGATACATCTACTACCTTAGAAGAAGTAAAAGAAAAAATAGAAAATAATATAAATGATTATTTCAAAACTATAGCGTTTAAAGAAAAAGTAGTTAGATATACCAGGATAGCAAGTTGTATATTAGATGTACAAGGGATAATAGATTATGAAAACCTTAAAATAAATGATAGTACAGAAAATATAAAATTAAATGATGAACAAGTAGCAATTCTTGAAAGTGTGGTGGTAAATGATGCTTAATAAGTATTTACCATCTTTTTTATTAAATAATAAAGAGTTAGTAGAAATATTAAAAGTTTCAAATTCAGAAATTAAAAACATAGATAATTTAATACAAGATTTATATAAACAATGTTTTATCAAAACTTCAACTTGGGGACTTAAATTTTGGGAAGAAAATTTAGATATTAAAACAGATATTAGTAAAACTTATGAAGAACGTAGAAGTATTATTTTAGCTAAGTTAAGAGGTCAAGGAACTACTACTAAAAAAATGATACAAAGTGTTGCAGAGTCTTTTGTAGATGGAATAGTAGAAGTTATAGAAAAAAATCAAGATTATGCTTTTAAAATCAATATAGAGAGTAAAAAAGGATTCCCATATAAATTAGACAGTTTATATGCTGCTATAGATGAAATAAAGCCAGCACATTTAGGGGCGCAATATAATCTTAAATCTACAACAAAAGATAAAGTAAGATTTGCGAGTATAACGAGATCTGCTGAAACAATTACAGTTTATCCATGGACACCAAAAGAAACCCATGTAAAAGGTAAGATATATATTCCCATAACCAATACTAACGATTTTGAAACTACAACAATTTATCCAAAAGGAGGTAATTAGATGGAGCAATTTTATACCTTGCTTACAGACATAGGAAAGGCAAAAATAGCTAATGCTACTGCATTACAAAAGAAACTAGAGTTAGCTAAAATTGTATTAGGAGATAGTAAAGGAACTTACTACGAACCAACAGAACAGCAAACACAGTTAAAAAACAAAGTTTGGGAAGGGGAAATAAGCGACAAATTTATAGATAAAGATAACCCTAATTGGATAGTGGTGCAAACTATTATTCCTAGTCAAATTGGTGGATTTACAATTAGAGAGGCTGGAATAATAGATAATGAAGGAGATTTAGTTTTGGTTGCTAAATATCCAGAAACCTATAAACCTAAAGTTGAAAATGGTTCTACTAAAGATATAACTATTAATTTAATTTTAGAAGTATCTAATGTAGAAAATGTAACTCTTAAAGTAGATCCGACCATAATCTTTGCTACTAAAAAAGATATAGAAAACGTAAAAAAAGAAGTAGAAGGAAATACGCTGAGTAAAGAAGATATAAAAACTACTGTAGAAAAACAAATAGAAAATATAAAAGCATCAGATATAAAAACAGAAGATGGAAAATCAGTTGAGACACAATTGGCTGATATTACGACAGATACTAAAAGGTTAACTAATGCTAAAGATATAACAGGTGCAATTAATGAACTTTTTACAAATGCCAATAATGGTAAAAAATTAATATCTGACGTTGTCGGAAACCCATTATTGGCTACTGATACCTTCCAACAACAGAATGATAAGATACAAAGTCTTAAGAATGCTCTTGTTAGTAATCTAAATGTCAAAGGACAAGTGAGCAGTAATGCTGAAAGCTTAAAGAGTTTAATAGATAAGGTATTAAATATCAATACAGGCAGGAAATCTGCAAGTGGTAAGCAAGATCAGAAGAATCTTATAAATGGTATAATTTTAGAGGTTAGTGACTTGGATTTCAAACCTTCAATAATTTTTCTATATGTTAGCTGCCATACTAGCTACTATATTGCTTATTCAAACTCATCAGTGAGTTATAGATACTGTCACTCTGATCAAACTTATCCATATTACAGCACAAGCTTTCCACTTTCCATTAAACCTGATGGTTTTAGATACGAACACCTTAATACTAACTTTTGGGATATTAGTTGGCTAGCTATAGAATAGGAGGAGAGATATGCAAAGAGGAAGCTTAATAATCTATGACAATACAGGTAAAATATTTTTAAATACGGGTGATGCAGAAGGTGATGTACTTCCACACACATTACCAGATGGTTTACCCTATATAATTACAGAGTTTGGGGAGCTAAATAACAAAATTGTAAAACGTATAGATGTAGAAACTAGGAAATTAATAACAGAAGATATTCCACATATAGAAACAAAAGAAGAGAAATTAAAAAGAGAAAAGCAAGAATTAGAAAACCAATTATTATTAAAAGAAAATAATGAAATGGGAGGTATATTATAATATGGTTAATGAAATAATAGTAAGAATAATTGCAGAAAGGATTATAAACAAAGGATTGAATCCTTTAAGGAAAAGAGAATTTTTATTAGATGATGTAACTAATGAAGAGTATAGAAAAGCAGTAGAAGATTATATAATAACCAATACGGCAGATGTTACAGGTGTAGAAGAAGTTACGCAATAGATAAATAATGTGACACAATTAAATATTTTAAAAGGCAAAGTAGGGACCATATAGGTCTTTTTATTTTGTCTTTTTTTACAATACAAAAGAAGAAAAGGAAGGAATGATGCTAATGTTAAAACCACCGATTACGAGAATGGGAGGGAAAAGCATACTACGAAAAACAATTATAGAGATGATACCAAAAGATCATATCTGTTATGTTGAACCTTTCTTCGGAGCCGGCTGGGTTTTCTTTGGTAAAGCCCCCAGTAAAGTAGAAGTCATAAATGACATAGACAAAGAATTAATAAATTTATTCAAAATGATTAAGTACCATGCTCCTGAGATAGAAAGGCAACTAGAATATGAGTTTTCTGCAAGAGATATTTTTAAAGAGTATAAGAATTATACTATAGAATATCTTACAGAGATACATAGAGCTGTAAGATTTCTATATTTAATATCTCAAAGTTTTGCCAGTAAAGGAACTACTTATGGTTATAAGACAACAGGTAAACCAGCACAGCAAATATTTCTAAATGATTATCTTTTGAAATTAAGAGAAAGATTAAAAAGTACTTTTGTAGAAAATCTAGATTTTAAAACAATCATTGAAAAATATGATAGGTCACATACTTTCTTCTTCTGTGATCCACCATATTTTGAAACTACAGGCTATAATAATGAATTTGGAGAAAGAGAACATTTAATTTTAAGAGATAAACTAAAGAATTTGAAAGGAAGATTTTTACTAACAATAAATGACCATCCAAAAGTAAGAGAGTGGTATGAAGGATTTAATATAAAAGAGATGGAGGTTAATTATTCTGTATCAAAGGATAAAAAAGGGAGAGGAAAATATAAAGAATTAATTATAACTAATTATTAAATGGAGGTGCAATATGAATGAAGAATTATTAAAAGATAAACTTAATACACATGATAAAAGATTAAATTCACATGGAGATAGATTAGATAAAATAGAAGTAACATTAGCAGAAAGTAAGGCAGATATTAAAAACTTATGTAAGGATATTAGAAATCTAACAAGCATATTAAAATGGTTATGTACATTAATGGGAAGCTCTTTAGTAGCTTTCTTTTTTTATGCAATTCAGCACAATTTATTTAAATAGAAAGGTGGCTATATAATATGAAAGAAAATAATATGGATTTTCTAAAACAGTTCTTACAGATAAAAAAGATTATAGCATTACTAACTACTATAGTATTTTGCATTTTAGCATTAAAAACTAATATATCCAGTACAGAATTTTTGAGTGTATTTACCTTAATAATAGGGTTTTACTTTGGACAAAGTTCAGCTAGACAAGCGGTAAAAGAAAGTAAAGAGCAGGATTAATGCCTGTTCTTTTTTATTATTAAAATAATTAGGAGGAATGTTTTATGTTATTTAATTTAAATCCAGGACACACATTAAGTGGTGGAGATGTGGGAACTAGAGGAATAAATGGATTAAAAGAAGAAGTATTAACAAGGCAATTAGTAGGAGAAATAGATAAAGAATTGAGAGGCAGAGGACATAGCACTAATATATGTAGAGTAGATTATGCATCAACATTACAAGAAAGTTTAAATAAACAAGTAGCTTTATGTAATTCAGTAAATGCAGATTTAAACATCTGTATACATTTTAACACTACAGTAGGTGGTTATGGATCAGAAGTGTATACCTATAGTGGTAAGTATTTAATAGAAGCAGATAGAGTATTGAAGCAATTAAATAATTTAGGCTTTAGAAATAGAGGGATTAAAGACCAACCTTTAGCACTAACTAAAAGAACTAAAGCAAAAACAATTTATATAGAAGTATGCTTCATAGATAGTTCTGGAGATGTAGCCATACTTAATAAATATAGACTGAATGGAATTGCTAAGGCAATAGTCAATGGTGTTTTAGGTACATCTTCAAACGTAACACCTGCACCAAGCAAACCATCTACAGATAATAGTTGGATTAATTTAGATGGTAAAACAGGCACAATAAATACACCAAGCGGTGTAAATGTAAGAGAAAGTAAGTCTACATCCAGTAGAATATTAGGTGCTTTACCTAATGGGGCAAAAGTACAATTATACCGTAAAGAAGGAGATTGGATACACATATATTATCCTCCAGATGGTGGATATGTGTATGCTAAATATATAAGATATTAAATTTAAAAGGTAGTTCCTTAATTGGAACTACCTTCTTTTTTATTGACAAAGCATAGAAAATATATAGTACATTTTTAGTATTTGCAATTACAAAATATTTATTAAAAAAATCAAGAGGAATTTTTTAACATATGTAGAATACTAAATATAATAGTTTTCTATAAGTTACTCATAGACCTCTGTATTTTAAAAAAAGAACCCCAATAAAAGGGGTTCTTTTTGTATGGATTTATATATTGGTGCTATGTATTGGTCTATTTTTATTATATCCAGATGTAGAAAAATTAATCAATCAGAAATATATAATATGTAAATTTCTAAATGTACTTCTATAATGGAGGTGCTCTCTTTTTTTTATTGGAAAAATTATTATAATTTATATAAATATTTCATAAAAAGGTATTGACTTCTCATACTATGCATAGTATACTATAAGTATAGTAATGATAAGGAGGTGAGCAAGTGATAGAAAGTATAGGAAAGTTAATAGCCCTAGTAATCTCAATACTAACAATCCGTCAACTGAGTTTGCAGAACAGCAAGACGGAGTTAGAAATCAAAAAGCTAAGGCTAGAAATCAAAAGGTTAAAAGAGGGGGATTAAACCCCTCAACCTTTCCTATATTATATCATAACTATATGGATAAAATACTAAATTATTTATTAATAATATCAATCATAATAATATTATTACTGTTAATCAAATTGACTTATAATAAAAGAAAGCAAACAAAATTAGAATTAAAGAAGCATAAAATTGAAAATAAAAAGGATGATTATAATGGCAAAGAGTAAGCAAACAGAAGCCAATAAAAAATGGTATGACAAAAATAAAGAACACGCTAAATACTTAAATAAAAGATCACATACACGAAGTTTTATAAAAAACTTTGCGAAACTAGAAGATTTAGAAGAATTACAAAAATTAATAGAAGAAAGAAAAGAATTATTAAGACAAGAATAGGGGATTAACAATGAAAAAGGAAATTAGATTCTTAATAATAGGGCTGTTGTTAGGAGCTTGTACAAGATTTATCGGTGTTGCTAAGGCAGTCGAGGCGGCTGAAGATAACTGCCCTAGTAATGGAGAATATATGTATTGTACAGACCAAGGCAAACCTTTATGGATATCTATATATGATGTAAGACAAGAAGAAAAATTTATTTATTTCCGACAACCTAACAGTAATAAAATTATTAAACTAACAGAACTAAAATAAAAACAAAGAGGTAGCTTTTTAAATAAAGCTATCTCTTTTAAATTGATTGTAATAATATGTACAATATTTGAACTTTATGTAAAGACAGTATATAATTATGATGGAATATATTACACCGTATAGAAAATTTAAGGAGGTTATCGCATGGAGGAAAAAGTTAAAAAGCCATTCTATAAAAAATGGTGGGTATGGATATTAGCTATTATTATTTTAGGTGGTATAGTACAATCAGTGGGACAAAATAATAAAACACAAAATACAACAACAAATACAAAAACACAAGAAGAACAGAAAAAAGAAGATACTAAACAAGCAGCAGAAAAGAAAGCAAAAGCGGAAGAAGATAAAAAGAAAGCTGAAGCAGCTAAGGTAGATGAAGCTAAAAAATGGAATGATTTTGTAAATAAAAATACTAAAGAATTATCAGCAGGAGAACATACTGTAGGTAAACATATAGATGCAGGAGCATACGATGTAACTTTTAATGGCTCAGGTAATTTCAACATATATTCAGCGGATGGTGATTTATTAACTAATGAAATAGGGGGAAGCGATTTAGGCATTGATAAGTATAGAATAATATTAACGCAAGGTAGTAAAATAAAAGCGGAAGGCATGAGTGTTAATATGAAACCGATAAAAAGAAGCCTAATGCCTTATAAAGAAACAAGTATTTATTCTGGTTATTGGATTTGTGGACAAGACATAGCAGAAGGAAGATATAAAGCTATGGCTGAAAGTGGTCAAGGTAATTTTATGATTTATGATAATGGAACACCAAAAACAAATGAAATATTAGGGGGAGATTTAGGCGTTAAAGAAGTAATTATAGATTTAAAAAAAGATGATGTAATAGATGTAGCAGGATTAAAAAGTGTAAAATTAGTGCCCGAAAAATAAGAGATATATTAAACATAAAAAACTTTAAAGGGATGACCTTTAGAGTTTTTTGATGTTAAAAATAAAATGAAAATATAAGTGTAATATGAAAAATTACATTATTTTATTTATGATTAATATAATTTATAACCATATGTATATAATACACATATGGTTATAAATTATATTAACTGGTAATATCAACAGTTCATATTCCACATGTGGTTAATTCAACTGATATAACAATACTATAGTTATTAATACTTTATAAATAATAATATATATACTAACTACAACTAACTAATAATATATACCTAAAGGTATACTATAAAATAATGGTTGTTGGTTGGTTTGTAAAGTATAAATATAAGATGAAAATAATTGTTAAGTTTAATAAGTTTATGATATAATTAAATTAAATATATTTGTTAGGAGGTAAATTAATGGGTGATTTAGCTAATAGAACTAGGCTTGGTATTAGCATAGATAACAATGTTTATAGAGAATTAGATAAGCTATCAAAGCTTACTATGGCTCCTAAAAGTAGATTAATAGATAAAGCAATAATATTATTACTTAAAGAATATGGCATAGAAGTAGAGGTACAAAAATAGTATCTCTTTATTTTTTTATTTTTAGCTTAACAAACTGTTGACAGTTTATTAAGCTTGTTATAATATATATGTATAGCTTAACAAGCTTAATAATCGATATTCAAGGAGGGTGCAAACATGGAAACTAAAGGCTTTACTCAAATAGATAATAAGTTAATATTTGATTTAGATCTATCAGCATCAGCTTTTTTCCTTTATGCTAAATTACAGTATTTTTATAATATAGACAACTTTAAATTAAATAGAGAACATATAAAGTCCATTAGCAAATATGGAGAAACTGCCTTTAGAAAAGCGTGGAAAGAGCTAAAAGATAAAGGTATATTAGTTCAAACTAGAAAAAGGATTCAAGGTAAGTTTATATATGAATATGATTTAAATTTCAAAGTTGAATCTAAAAAACAACAAAAAGAAGAAGTTAATAAAGAAAAACCAGTTGATAGTGATGGGGATGTCCCAATGGAAGGACAAATGTATATATATGATGTTTTAGAGGATATAAAAGAAGATGTAAGTAAAAATATATCAATACTATCTAAGAAAACTGGATTTAATGAAAAAGAATCAAGTAAGCTCTTAGAGGTCGCTAATAATGATGTTATTAAGGTGCTAGAGTGTTATAAATATGTTTCAAGTCAAAAGGATGTAAAGAATATATTTAACTATACCAAATGGAGCGTTATAAATAATAAAACCTTAAATAGTGTGCTTGCATCAAATAAAGTGGATAGATTTAATGATTTTGAGCAAAGGAATTATGACTTTAAAAAGCTAGAAAATTTATTAATAAATAAAGTGGGAACTTATAGAGGGTGTTTAAGGAGTTGATAGTATGACTTTAGGGTCAAGAATAAGAAAAATGAAAAGACCTTATTTTACATCAAAAAGATGCAGGAACTAGAGCAATATGGAAATCACATATAAAATTTTTAGAAAGTCAATTAAATAATAAATAGGGGGATTTTAAAATGAGTAAAATTACAGTTGTGGATCTAGGAAATATAAATATAAAATATGTAGGAGATAGTAAAGGAATGTTTAGTTCCAAAATAACAAATGACTATCAATCATATGAAGAAGGATTCCAAAGGGTAGAATATAATGGCATGAAAACTTATATAGGTGTAGGAGAACTTTCAAGAGAGTTTAATAAGGCAGATAGAGATTATATGGCTCAATTACTTTATTCACTAGCTAAAGCTAATAATGAGCAAACTAAAGAAACTAACCTTACATTATTATTACCTATAATACAGATGAAGAATAAAGCTAGATTAATGGAAACTCTTAAAGGTAAAACATTTAATTTTAAATTTAATGGACAAGATAGGACTGTAAAAACAAATGACTTGTTGGTACTACCTGAAGGGTATGCCAGTTATTACAGTTTAGATGCTCAAGATAAAAAAGGAGACGTATGTATTTTAGATTTAGGTTCTAGGACTATTAATATATGTGTTTTGGAGAATGGTAAAATAGTTAAAATGAATACTGTTAAGCTTGGGAGCTTTGACTTTTATTCTAAAATAAAAAGTTTAGAGAATGCTAAAGGTGAGGATTTTATCGAAGAAGATATACAAAGATTAATAAATAATGGATTAATTAAAGTAGATAATAAACAGTATATAGATTTTTTAGGTGAGATATTAAACGCAGTTAAACCATATGTAAACTTAAAAACATATAATACAATATTTACAGGTGGTACAAGCTTAATGCTTAAAGAATACATAGAAAAGCTGCCATTAAATAAATTCAGGGTACATCCAAACGCAGTAACTAGTAACGTAGATGGAGCTATGGAAGCTTCTAAAAAGGTGTGGAATAATGGCAATAAGTAAGAATAGTAGAAGGGTACAATTTACTCTAAATACATCTAAAGAAAAAGAAAAACAGATAATACAATTCCTTGATGAGTGCTTAAACCCTAATAGCACTATCAAGGAAATTATCTTTAACTATATAGTCACTCACTGTGATGCACCGTTACCACAAGCTGTTCAATCGGGTATATCTCAAAGTTACACAAAGTCATTACAAGTAAGTAACTTTAACGATAATATAGTAAGTGATAGTGATTGTAAGTCAGTAGAAGTGAGTAAATGTGAGGGAAAATTATACGAAGTTAGTGAAATTGAACAAAATGAAATTGAGGAATTAAATAAATTTTTGTAA